GATCCTGTAAATGCCATTTTATTATCCTCCTTGAGTTGGTAATTTTTGTGAGCCTAATCCAGGTTGTATGGATGGGCGAGGAACTCTAATGACCCCACTCATATACTGATCCCGTTTTCCACGGCCCATTTGTTGCGCAGCTACCTCTTGTAAAGCGGTCTCGTACGATTGAGTGTAAATTTGCAGCATTTCTGCTGGTCCCTTCAAGAATTTGAAGGCTTCAACAAGGCATCCATAAAGCATTAATGCTGGTGCGTTGTCTCCTATCCATGTGTTGGCATTAGTTGATGTCAATCTATTTGGTAATTTAGATAAACTTACTTCTACATAATACGCAGCATCTGGTGTTGGTACTACATATATAGTATTATCATCCCATTGTGAATAATATTTTGGTGCTGCCTCTGTTGCTCGGTCAGGCCAATACTCATTCATATAACTTACATCTTTTCGTTCTAAATATGTTCTGTCTCCCGATCCTGCAGCGGAATAAATTACTACACTATTAATAACAGAAAATTCTGTTGGTGTAATAGAAGATCCTCCAGGAAGTGTTAAAAATCCAGAAGCTTTCGTAAAGTTAGAATATTGGTGTGAAGTAAATATTGGTATATCTAAATCACGGAGAATTCTGTTCTCTGTATGTTCTATAAAATCATTGAGTATTGTGGTTGTTAAAACATTACTATCCGTTTCCGTGTAATCTCTTATTTGTGTAACTAATTCACTGTATGTTGTCATTATGCCCTACTGTTTACTGGTCCAGCAAATGTTGGAAATCCCCCTGCCGTATCTGCAGATGTAGCTGCAGAATTTAAAACAAAGGAATAACTATTGCTAATGGTATTTCCTTGAGGATCAGTTGTATTTATTACTGTTATTATATAGGACCCAAAAACTTTTGCTCCACTGTCATGCGCAACAGCAGGACTGCCTCCCGGTGTCACTCCATAAGAAGGAGCTGAACTTCCTCGTGTTAATCCAGAAAGAGTGTCAGTTCCATTATTGCCTGTATAGTAAATTGTTTCACTTAATTTATTTCCATTTGCATCAGTTTTATCTTCGTCAAGAACAATGTATCCCGTTGAAGGAAAAGCAGATGAATCAGTTAAAAACAATTCTCCGGTCTGAGTCTTACTTAAATCTGATTTTAGGGTAGTGTCTAAATTAAAAATAGAATTAGTAACCCCACCTACGCTTCTTTGAACGTCCCGGAAACGAACATAGTCATTGGTTGATCTTTTATGCAAAGGTTCTTTAACTGTTACTGTTGTTGAAACAGTGGTTGTAAAGGCATTGTTAGGTAATAAATTAGGAACTGGGAAAGCTACTCGTGCAGGTCGTGGTCTTGATAATGCTTGTGGATCCGGAGAATGCTCATGAGGCATTAATTGAGGAGCCTTTGGTTCATACTCACTTGTATGCACCCATGCACCTGTCCATTCTTTAACCATTTCTGTATAAGGGAATTGTAATCCACTTCTATCAGAAATAGCAAGAGCAAATTTTCCACTAGCGTATGCCATTTATCCTACCATTTAGTTTTATTCGTTCCAGTCCAAGTATATTTTCCACCTTTTTTAGCAGCTCCCATTCCTTGCATGGTTCCGCTAATAGGGTTTTTGCCAGCCATTTTTAATGGTTGTCCTCCTCCGCCTTTAACAGTTCCTTTGTCACTGTTAACTCCAGCTTTGGCAGGCTTTGGCATAGAAATTTGTCCTCGTCCTTTTAACCAATCTTTACTCATTTTTCCTCCTACATTTTTACGTGTTTAGTCAAAGGTTGACCTTTTTTATTAATGGTCATGTTATCTAACTTCTCTTTGTTAGGAATATCTCCTTTGCCTTGTTTTCCGCCCATCAATCTTTTTCCGCCACCAGAGCCTTTTGCTTTTTGTTTAAAGGATCCTTTCTCGTGTTGATGTCTTAGTCCATAATCATTTCTCATGATTCCTCCTTTTGACATTGGCAATCCTTGCACTCGCATTGACCACCACAACAAGCACCACTATCGCTACAGTGGCATCCATGACCACATTTTTTACATTCAGTCATAATTCCTCCTACGGTATATAGGCTTGCGCCGGTTTAACTCTAAACGAGACTCTTTCTCGGTTAGCATCAGCTGTTCGCTGAAATTCTTCATCATATACAGTTTTTAAATTAGCCGTTAATGCTGGTGCTCTTTTCATAGATATATAATACGCTAATCCTGCAACTAAACAAGGAAGAAAATAGAAAGGCACATCCGCATAATTTGAATATGCGCCTGCATCCATAATTCTATTTATATAAAAATATTTCATAATGTATGCTTTATCCGGACTTGGATAAACAAACATAGTTATATCATTTTCTGGTCTTCCATAATCACTACCAGCTGCAGTTGTAACTTGACCATTAATAACTGTAAATTGAGTAGGTCTAGCATCCCCTCCAGTAGCTTGTTCTTTCCGGGAAAGATTCATATATTCTGTTCGTGAAATTTTAGTTATTGCCACATCAGTGGTGTTAGAACTACCTTCCATATTTGAAGTAGCATTAGTTGTTGTTGTGATAACAGCATCAACTATGTCAACAACTTTTTGATCTAAGGTATAAAAATTTGTACCCGCAACCATAGTAGTTGTTCCGTAATCAATAGTCCACAAGTTAAGACCTCGATTAGCCCATTCGGAAAACATAAGATTCAAGGATCTTCTAGCAGTCTTTAAGTCATAACCGCCAAGAACCTCAAGTCCACATCTCTCAAATGCCTCCTCGATGATCTCTTCAATTTGAAGATTAAAAGTTCTAGTGCCTGAATAAGCCATAAACTTTTAACCGTATAAAATCGTTACTTTATCAACAGTTGTTAAATCAGCATAACCGCTAGTTGCACAATGAAGACCTTGTCCTGGCATATCAATTTGATAATATGCAGGTTCCCCTGCACTTGTACCACCTACGGGGGTATCAAATGTTGCAATAATCGTTCCTGTTGCGCCACCATCTCTTATTGCAATAGATCCTGCCGCCACAGTACTAACAAAATAAATTGATAGTATCCTGCACGGACCACCAAATATTGCTCCATCTGCCGTCAATCTTACTGCTTTAGCACTTCCAATCCAATCACTCATAATTTACTCCTAAAAATGAGCTCCCGGAGGAGCTCATAAATGTTATTAACCAATAGTTGGTATTGGTGTGCCTAATGCTTCAGCTTTCCATGTGGAATTAGTTCCGTCATCAGTAACACAAGTAAGTTTAACTCTTGCATTAACTGCTGTCGTAGCAGGAAGAGTTAAAGTATCACCTGCAATATCAGATGCTGGATTAGCTGCCGTACCACCCATAAGCTCTATAGCTCCATAAAAATTTGAAACTGAGGAGCCTGGTAAAACGAAAGTAACTGTTTTACCACCACCTACAGCTGTAGTTACAATAAATTCATATGTTGTTCCTACATTTGCAGTGCTAAGTGCTGGCATATTAACTACAATATCGTCAGTTCCATCTATACTAAATAGAGTCCCTGATTGTGCTCTAGTTAAAGTAGTTGTTACTGCCGCACCAGTATTTAAAGTTGAACTGTCTACTGTGACACGAAAATTTGGTCTCGTATCATAGACAGCTTCGTCTGTAACTGCACCAGTAGAAGAATTAATAGAAATGGATTTAAATCCATTTTCCGATCTCACTGGTCCATTAAAAGTTGTTGTTCCCATTTGTCTACCCTCCTAAATAAGTAGTCTTTTTAAGTCTAACGGGTTTAGTAAGAAGGGCGAACTAATTTCGCCCTTCTTTATTTATTTTATGCTGCACCTGGAGTGCCAAATATTCCACGCCAGTCAGACCAGCCGAAGCTGTATCTTTCTCTCGCTTTATATCTAACGTTTCCAGTATCGAAGTCACCTTCCATTGCAGTTCTTATAGGCGCCCTATTGAAGTGTTTAAGTCCATTAGGGGCATCAGTTTTAACGTACCATGCATCTGTATCAACTAAGAAATTGTTGATTACATAACCTTGTGGGACCATGCCCATAGATTTAATTGCATTGATATCGTTGTCCGCTGTACCTACTCGTCCTGCAGAGTTCAATAACCTTTCAGCTACGAATTGAAGATTTACCGGAAGAATTAATTTCATGCCCCTTAGAGCAATTTTTAATCCTCTTTCATCCTTCATGTTCGCAATTTCGATAAGTGCTGTTTCCAACGAAGTTTCGTTAAGATCAGCGGCAGTGCCTAATAGATTTGTTTGGTTTCCACTAAGCGTTGGGTGTGACGCAGATAGTAAAACTACCCCGTCACCACCAGTGTATCCAGCTGTAGTTGAATTATTCAACACATTTGAGCCTTTTACCTGTTTAGTGTTAGCCATTGATCTAGCCAATGCCTTTGTATATCGAGTGCTGATTTTGTCGTAAAGGTTGTCCTCTACGGCTTCTTCAGTTAATGAGAAAGCTAAAGCGACAGTCTCGTTGGTATACCTAGCAGTGTAAGTTTCTTGAGCGTCGTCGTAAACTACGCCTTGACCCTCAGGTTTTACACTAGCGTTGGCAAAACCACCAAGCATCACTTCTTCTTCGAACGCACGATCAGAACTCTCTGTTTCAAAGATTTCTGCGTTTTGATTTTCGTATCGGTCATACTCTAACCCAAACAAAGCGTTTAAACCTGGTTCGAGTTCCTTGACCAATTGCATTCTTGAAATAACCATTGTTCAATCTCCCTAGGTTTAGAACGTATGAGCAGTTCTGAGATAACGATGTTCGTTAAATCTAACTACCCAGTTCGAATTTGCTGAAGCTGCATCGTTATTACTAGGATCTTCGGAAAGACCCATAATTACGAACATGTCAGTAGCACCTGAGCCAGTAATAGCTGCCGCCAATTCAACTTTTGATTGGCCATTAACAGTTGATCCGGCAGTATATGCCATATCAATATTGTTATTGACAGCTGTTGCATAAGTCAGTGTACCTGATGCTTGCACTTCAAACAACTTGTTCGGATCGTCATAGACGTACGCTTCAATTTTACCCGTAGTAATATTTATACTACCAGGGTAATAATTTGACCATGTTGGTTTGCCTGTAGTAGGATCCACATAGTAGCATCCGTTGAAAATTCCAACACAACAAATGTTACCTGCGGCAGCTGGGCCTATATAGCCTGCTGCTGGAGTAACACCTGTACCAGCTTGTGAAGCATTTCCAACGAAGACAGGGTCTCCTTTGTAAATTGCTCCAGCTTGGTTATCAGCAATGTAATACTTTGTAGTACCACCATTGTTGATTGAGCTACCTAATTCACCTACTGGGCGAAAACCAAATGGCGCATCAATATTAGCCATGATTTTTCCTCATAGTATTAGTTGTGACCCACTCCTCATGAGTGTGTCAATTTTGTGTAAATTATGTGGTAAATCTAACTAGATTTTTTGCCACCAAAACTTACGCGAGTGCTTCTCTCCGAAGAGATTGGCATACTAGGATGTTGGTCCTTAAGGGGATCGTTTGCAATCGCTGCATCCTTATCTTTCGTCAGTTGATGAAAGTAAGCATTTCGCTCATTAACGGTTTCCTCAGGAATCCTTGCTAGCATTAATCCTCCAACAGCTATAACACCATTATATTTACCTGAATCTAATTGAGGCCATTCAGTATCAGGATATTCATCCGCTCGGACAAATTCCCAACCTTCTCGTAGTCTGGCAGAGACATTTTTATTGTCAAGCTGTCCTACTACTTCAGCCCTTATCCAGCGATGTTTAAAACCGGCTGGTGCAGGTGGTGCGTCTAGTTGTGACGGTGGAGCCCATGGTTTCCTTCGAGAAGTTTTCTCTCTGGTTTCAGACTCGCGTGATGGTAGTTTTTGCGGTTGTTTCGTTGTCATAATCATATGCCTACTCCTTCACGTACTTCGCATATTCGCTTAGTGGCACACCTAGTTTTTTTGAAATGGCAACTTGTGA